TCGCGCCGACCTGCGCGAAACCAGCCCCGGCAGACGGAGCCGGGGGAGCGGCGAAGTTGGACGGCGCAGGGGCTGGAGCGGCGGGAGCCGCTGGCGTCTGGTCCCCGAACACCTGACTCATGTCCCCGCCAACCTGGGCCTGGGATTGCTTGCCGAGCGCGTCGAGCAACGACTTCTGCGAGCGCTTCTCGCCGTACTTCAGCAGGGCCGCCGCCAGCAGGTTGGAGCCCAAAGCCCCCGGGGTGCGGATATTCTGCCCGGCCGACTCCTGAAGCGCCTTCAGGGCATCGGCGAGGTACTGGCTGCGCTGGATTTGCGGCAATGCCGCATAGCCGCCAGACGCAAGCGCCTGTTGCTCGATCAGGTTTGCATACGGGTTGGACGAGGCCACATCACCTCCCCAGGAACATGCGGGCGAGCCCCGGGAGACCGCCGGTCATTGGCCGCGCCTGTGATCCCTGGACACGCATTGGATCAACCCCCTGATCGGTGATCGGTGGGGTGTTCAGGGTCACGCCCTGCGCGTTCATGCCGGGGTTCTGCGGCTGGCGCATCTGGCCCAGACGGTCGCTCAGCATCTGGAACCCCACGCCTCCGCCCGGCTGTCCCTGGGACTGGCCTTGCGGCTGGCCGATGCTGCGAAGGGCTTCCGCGAGATATTGCGAACGGCTCATGGTGTCCTCACAGGAAGGCTAGGGCCGCCGAGCCCAGATTGAAGAGGCCGCCCAACTGCGACTGTTGTTGCTGAAGCTGCGCCTGATAGTTCGCATTCGCCTGCTGTTGCGACAAGGCGTAGGCCCCGGTGACGTCGGTCGGCGCCACGCTGGTCGGCGTGTACTGTGCCTGTCCCGGCAGCTGCACCTGGCCGCTCGACGCCAGCGCGTTGAACTCGTTGATCGGCGTCTGCTGGATGTAGGCGTTCTGTTGCAGTTGCTGCTGGTTGGCCTGGTTCTGGAACTGAGCCGCCGCCTGTTGCTGGGCGAACGCCTGCGCGTCCGCGGCATTGGCGAACTGGCCCGAGCTGAGCGCCTGCTGGTAAATCTGCGACGCAGCCTGGTTCTGGAACGCGGCCTGGCTCTGGTTGAGCGCCGCCTGACCGGTCGTCGCCTGGTTGGCGAATTGACCGCTTTGCAGGCCCTGATCGAACTGCTGTGCCGATGCCTGGTTGGCGAACTGGCCGGCCCCGAGCTGCTGTTGGTAAGCCTGCTGTTGAGCGGCATTCGCGAACTGCCCTTGGGCCTGACCCTGGCCAAATTGCTGCGCTTGGGCGGCGTTGGCGAAGTTGCCCTGATTGAGCAGGGCTGCATTGTTCGCCTGCGTCGCCGCCGCTCCCGCCGCCTGTTGCTGGGCGTTCTGACCGAACTGTTGCGCCTGGGCCTGATTGTTGAAGCCGCCGGCCGCAAGCTGGTTTTGCAGGTTCTGGGTCGTCGCCGTGTTGGCAAAGTTGCCCTGGGCCTGATTTTGCGCGAACTGCTGCCCGGCTGCCTGATTGGCAAAACCGGCCTGCGCGGCATTCTGGGCGTTGGACTGCGCCTGCGCCTGGTTGTTCGCGCCCTGCGCCGTGACCTGGTTGCCGAAGTTGGCCTGCTGCGCCGCGGCCTGCGCGGCCTGCTGTTGCGCGTTCTGGCCGAATTGTTGACCTTGAGCCGCGTTGGCGAAGTTGCCCGCCGTGACCTGATTGGCAAAGCCCTGGTTGGCTGCGGCGTTGGCAAAGTTGCCCTGGGCGAGGGCTTGCGAGAACTGGTCGTTGTTGGCCTGGTTAGCGAATTGGCCGGCTTGCAGGTTCTGAGCGTTGCCCTGGGCCTGGGCAGAGTTGGCGAACTGCCCCTGCGCCAGGGCCGCGGCATTGTTGGCCTGGGCCGCTTGGGCGGCGGCTTGTTGCTGGGCAGAAAGCTGGCCGAACTGCTGGGCCTGGGCGCTGTTGGCGAACTGCGCCGATCCGAGGTTCTGGCCGTATTGTTGGGCCTGCGCGTTGTTGGCGAAGTTGCCCTGCGCCAGCTGGTTTTGCAGGCCCTGCGTCGCCGCGTTGTTGGCGAAATTGCCCTGCGCCAGCGACTGCTGAAAGGCGGTCGAGTTGGCGTCATTGCCGAACGCCGCCTGGGCTGCATTCTGGGCGTTCTGCTGACCCTGTGCCTGATTGGCGAACTGGCCCTGCGCCTGCCCTTGTCCGAACAGGTTCTGAAGCGCCTCGTTGGTGAACTGGCCCTGTTGCAGGCCCTGGCCAAACTGCTGGTTCTGGGCCGCGTTCTGGAACTGCCCTGCGGCCTGCCCTTGGCTAAACAGGTTCGAAAGCGCCGAGTTGGTGAAGGCCCCCTGGGCAGCATTCTGGTTGAACTGCTGAAGCTGGGCGTTATTCGCAAAGTTGCCCTGTGCTTGGTTCTGCCCAAACTGCTGGGCTTGGGCAGTATTGTTGAACGCGGCCTGTCCCTGGTTCTGGGCGTATTGCTGGGCGGCGGCCTGGTTGGCGAACTGGCCCGAGCTGAGGCCCTGGCCATACGCCTGACCCTGTGCTGCGTTAGCGAAGTTGCCTTGAGCCTCGTTCTGCGCGAACTGCTGGCCTGCGGCCGAGTTTTGCAGGTTGGCCGCTTGCAGGTTCTGGCCGAAATTCTGCCCAGCGGCCGAGTTGTAGTCCGTCAGCAATTGCTGCTGTTGCCCGAAGCCCTGGTTCTGGGCGGCGTTGGCGAAGTTGCCCGACTGGAGGGCCTGCCCGTAGAGGGTGTTCTGCTCGTTCTGGCCGAGCCCGACCGCCGAGTTCAGCGCCGTCGAGTAGGCGTCGTTCCGGGTGCGGCCGAACTGGTCCATAGCGTTCTGCCACGCCGCCGAGTTGACCGCGATGCCCTGGTTCGCCAGGCTCTGCGAGAGGGCGTTCTGCTGTTGCTGGAACTGCGGATCGAGCCGGGAGGTCTGCTGGCTATAGGCTGCGTTGATCGCCTGATTGACCTGATCGGCGGTCGACTGGTTGGAGACCTGGCCCTGGATCGAGCCTTGCGGCGTGAAGCCATAGGCCGCCTGCGGATTGTTGACCTGGGATTGGAGCGCTCCCCCACCGGCAATTTGCCCTTGGATTGCCCCACCGTTGCCAACCTGGCCCTGGACGTTGGAGCCCTGGAACCCGGTCTGGATGTTACCGCCCCCGGCAATTCCCGTCTGAATCTGCCCGCCGCCGGCAATGCCGAGTTGCTGGCCGGTGACGGGTATCTGGCCCTGGATTTGGCCGCCGTTGCCGACACTGGTCTGTTGGCCCGTCGCGCCAATCTGGCCCTGGATGGCTCCTCCGGGATTGTAGCCCGTCTGATACTGCTGGCCCTGCACCTGGCCTTGCAGCGGCCCCGAGCCCTGCACGTTGCCCTGGATGCTCCCCGAGGAGCCAAGCTGGCCCTGGATGCCGCCCGCATTGCCGATCTGGCCGTTGACGTTCTGCACGCCGACGCCAGACTGAATCTGCCCACCCGAGCCGTAGCCGGTCTGTAGCTGGTTGCCCTGCACCGACGATTGGAGGGCATTCGGATTGACGCTGCCCTGAATCCCTCCGGCCCCGGCGATCTGGCCGTTGATGTTCGGAGCCGAGACGCCCGACTGGATATTGCCGCCTTGGTCGTAGCCGGTCTGGTAGCTGACCCCTTGCAGGCCCGATTGCAGCGGTGATGCCTGCGCGCCGCCCTGGATTTGTCCGGCCGGCGCAATCTGCCCGCTGGTCCCCTGCTGATAAACCCCGGACTGGACCGGACCCTGGCCTCCAATGCCGGTCTGGACGTTGCCGTAAGAGCCCAGGTTCGTCTGGACAGGCGTCTGGCCAACCTGGCCCTGAAGCTGCCCGGAAGCGTAGTTGGTGGCGTACTGCGGATTCGAGCCGACCTGGCTCTGAACGCCGCCGGGATTGAGGTTGGAAACAATGCCCGGCAGGCCGTTCGCCGACAGCGGCGTTTGCAGCGCCTGCTGGGCGTTATTGAGCGCCTGTCCCGCGCCGGTAAGCGCGTTGGACTGAAGCCCTTGCTGCTGATTCAGGATGCCTTGTTGCGCCGGGCTCAGGCTCGTGACCTGGGTCTGGCCGCCCGGCTGCGACGGGTCGGCCTGCCACAGCACCGAACCATAGGGACCGGAGGAGCCGACCTGGTTCAGGGCCGCCTGGTTGTTGGCGGTCGCGATGTTCGCCGCGCTCTGGGCTCCGGCGACAACGGTCGGATCGGGGACCGCTGGTTGCTGAGGTGTGCTTTTGCCCACCTCCTCAGCCCTTCCTAGTGGAGGGCGTGCGACTCCAGCGACAGCGTTCCGCGCTTACGGCGGCGGCGCTTTTTCGGCTCCCGGTCGACGTTGAACTTGTTGGTTCGCCATTCGCTCGCCAGGAGGCCCCAGATGATCGCATCGCCCTCGGTTCCTAGTCCCCTACGGACGCGACCCTCTCGGGTGAATCCGAAGGCTTGAAGGAACCGCCAAACGCTGGTCGTCTCATCGGACGGTGTGATGGCGGTCACACGTTGCACCCCTAGCTGGGTGAATGGATAGCGTAGCAAAGCTGAAAGCAAATTCCTAGAGAGGCACTTGGGATTGGCGACGACGAACGACACCTGGATGTTGCCATATTGCGGCTGGTAGCTGGAATAGACCACCATGCCGCCGACCTCTCCCGCATCGTCCAGAAACGCGATGCTGGCCGGCGCGTCGAAGGGCTGGCCGTTCATATGCGGGATCATGTGAGCGGCCCACTTGGCCATGACCACCGAATCTTCGGCCGATTGAGGATAGAGGATTTGCATCAACGAACCCCCACTATCCATGCCAGGGCACATACGAGAGCGCCAATCGCGACCATGAACACGGGGGCTTCAACAACTTCCCAGAATCCCTTTTCGCGCGCTCGCGTAGGCTCGATAAATCGTGAATTGGGTATTTCAGGAGGAACCCAAGCGCTCTTGCCCATCAGAGAACTCCGCCACGCTCATAAAGAACGTCGGCGGTAATAAACTGCACTTCCGCGTCGAGGGGAAGCCCGCTGTCCGTGGCGATATCGTTGCCGGCCCCGTCGCCCAGCGTGTTGCCATCCCCAATCCCCAGGACGCCCTGCAAGTCGGGATCGGCGCTAATCGTCACCCGCATCCGGACCGCGCCACAGAACCCGATGCCCTGCGCGCCGTTCCACTCAGCCCGGATCGACAGGTCCGTGTCGCGTCCGTCGATCACGGACGGAATGGCCTGCGGGATACTTTCGGCAAAATCGCAGTCGATCTCGATCGCCGGGGTGACATCCGCGGTCACATTCAGGATCGGCCGGACCATCGTGAAGTTCTTCTGGTTGCGGTCGCCGAAGTAGTTGAAGGCGGTCTTCAGGTCGCACACCAGGTCGTTATCCCCGTCGCGTACGCCCACCGCCGCCTGGTTCACCCCGTTGATAGCCCCGAAGTAGAGATTGCCGTTCGCGGTACACCAGCAGAACGCATTGAGCCCGATGAACCGGCACCATCCCCCCGTCTGGAGGTTCTGCACGTACTGATAGGAGGTTTGCAACTCCACGATGGGGATGTTGATGATGGCCAGCGAGCCGATATCGTAGAGGATCGCGTCCCAGCCGAAGTTGTTGGCAAAGTCCTTCGCTGCGAGGGAAAAGGCGTTCTGGATTTTCTGCGTCAATGCGACGCTGTTTTGCTGGCTCCGGTCCAGCTTCAGGGCCTGGTTGAACGAGATCACACCGTTGGAGGTGATCGCCAAAAGGTCGCCGCCGAACTTGAATAGTGCCCGTCCGCCAAGTGGTCTGCCCAGATGGAACACGCCCACCAGCGACCAATAGAGGGCATTCGAGGGATCGTCCCCCTGGTAGACCGCCACCTCCCCTTCCGAGGTCAGTGCGACGTAGTAGTCATCCTGACCAACTCCGTAGGGATTGGACCACGTCCCCTGGCCTATCAGGGTTCCACCTTCCTTGAACACCGGCCCGAGGTCGAGGAGCTGAGCGGTCCCCTGGATGGCCTGGGTGTCGAGGAACCACGTCCGCATGGTCCCCGTCTCGATCCAGTGCAGCCGACTCTTGTGCAGAGTCGGATAGTCCAGCGTCGTGGGGTCGAGCGTGATTGGCCCAGAGCTGCCCGAGATGGTCAGGTCGCCCCAATTCGTGCCGTCGTAATAGAACGGGGAATCGACGCCGTTGGCGCAGATCGCGAAATCGCCGCCGCTGTTGGACATGGCAGTGAACTGCACGCGAGGGCTGGTGACGGTCTTGGACGATGCGGGCCACGCATCCCCTAGCGCTCCGATAGGAAAAATGCCCGTTCCGGCGGCAGCGAATATCTGATCTATCCCATCGGCCGCGGCCTTCCAGGTGATCAGGCTCTCGACAGGATCGCCCGCGCCGTCCTGCCAGATGCGCGAGCCCTTGCGGATGCGGACATAGCCCGGCTCCGGTATCCAGTTATCGAGGATGACCGCGTTTTCCGGGGGCATCTTGGCGAGGGGACTGATCGCATCCCATCCGCCTGTGGGCGCCGGTGCGGAGACCACGATGCCGGTCTGCACGCGGTTCGGATTGGGTCTGAGGGCTTGTCGAAGGGCCATCAGTTCAACCTCACCCAGCTGCCGGACTGCGCCTGGTAGAGCGCCGAGCCAATCGAGACGAACTTGCCGTCCGCATAGTCGGCCACATCAGGAAGCACTGTGAGCACCTCGGGAAGCTGGTTGATGATGCCTCCGAACAGGGTGTTCAGCTGCAACTGAAGCTGGCCCAGATTGAGAATAGTGGGGATCAGGTCATAGGTGAAGGGATGCGGCGTCGGGGGCGGCGGGATCACCCGCCCATGGGAGAAGGCAAAAAGACCTGTCAGATTGAGGCGCGGATCGCGCAGCGGATTGGCGATCTGCTGCATGCCGAACGCAACTGGCGTCGGCGGTGTTGGCGTTGGCCCGAACACCAGGCTTTGCGACAGGATCGCGACCCGCGAGTCCGTCCGCAGGACCGGATTAGGCACGCCCTGCATGCCGGTCGAAACCGGCGCGAGAAATCCCGGGTTAGGCCCGTTGACCCAGCTTTGCGAGTGAACCGCCGCCCGGCTGTCCGCGCGCCAAATCCGCTGGATCAGCGGCGAGCGGAGAACCGTGGCCATGGCTTAGAAGGGTTCGAAGATGATGTGCGAGCCCATCAGCCCGGGCGTTCCCCCAGTGTAGGCCGAGAGGCTGACCTCGCCGAGCGAGGCGGTATTACCCAGGATGCCGATTTCTTCCCCTGGAGCCGCCACCCAGCGCACGATCCCACCGTTCGCATTGAAGCTCAGGTTCAGCAGCGACAGGGTCGCACTCCGCTGCGGCAACGCGGAAGACCCGACCGTGGTCGAGATCGGCGGGGCCGCGAGCGCCGCGGTCGCCGGATCAAGGGCCGCCAGCCGGCCGGCATTGGAGGTTACGCCGGATGTCACCGTGGAATCCCGAGCCAGCAACATGATGCAGGGAGACGAGGTCGTCGCCTGCCCGCCCATGAACACCTCCAGGATGTTGCTGCGCTGGGTGGACGAGCCCCCCAGGAGCGCCTGAAAGCCCTGGGCGGTCATGTTGGTGGTGTCGGCTACCGCCGTGGGCGTCCAGGTGACGACATTCGCAGACCAGCGGGCCATGGCTAAATCCCTATGAGGTTGGTTGGTTTTGCAGCCTGTTCCTGCAACAGGTCAAGACGCTTGGTGAGAGGTTCGCACACACCTCCATTGAGAGTCGCGACGACGGCGCATTCGTCGCAGATGTAGTGATCGCACTTGCGGCAATAGGCGCGGTCGCGGGTCCGTAGCGGCTGCACGGCTACGCCCCGATGACAGTGCGAGCATGTCAGGACAGGCATTTCCACCACGCCCGCCACCCCGGCCCCGAGGACTTCCTTGCCGGACGCCCGCGCCATCTCAAGGGACACCGGCGGCGCATGACGGTTGTCGATCAGCAGATATCCTTCGAGGGATCGCTTGGTTTTCACATCAATATCTGCGCCGTCAAGGCGTCCGCTGGAGTGTAGATGAGCACCAAGATTCCCTGGCCGCCTGTGCCGCCGGCCCCAGATGTGCCAGTCCCGGTCGAGCCCGAGCCACCGCCACCGCCCCCATACGCTCCTCCAGCGCCACCCGCGCCGGAGGCATTGCCGGCAGAGTGACCCGAACCTCCGCCGCCGCCCGATGCGCCGTGCGAGGCATCAAACGCTGTATCGACGCCGCCAGAGCCGCCAATACCCGACCCGTTCGTACTGCTGTTGCCGGACGCCCCTCCGCCGCCGCCAATCGTGCCCGCCGTCGCGTTGCCGGAGGGGCCTCCTGCACTCGACCCAGCCCCGCCGCCGGCTCCACTCGTGCCCGCGCCGCCAGTCGATCCATTGCCCGAGCCAGGATCGGTTCCTACTGTAGAGGAACCTCCGTTTGACCCGCCCCCGGAAGCGCCAGCCGTCGAAGTCGCGTTGCTGCCTCCGGCCTTACCTGCGCCTGTCGGTCCAGCCGATCCGCCACCGCCGGAGCCGCCAATGGTGCTGACGACAGAGTTCGTTCCCCCTTGGCCCCCGGCAAAATTAGCCGCCGCTCCGGTCCCTCCGGTCCCTCCGGTCCCTCCGGTTTTTCCTACTGCATTGGCTCCGTTCTTGGCTTCCATCTGGATTGTGCCGCCGCCGCCGGCCCCATCCTTGATGTAGGTCCCAGAGACACCCGAACCGGCCCCGCCGGCTGGAATGTTGATGTCAACGGTTGATCCCGCCGTCAGGGTTACGTTGGCGGCCTTTCGGTACTCACCGCCGCCGCCGCCGCCGCCGCCCGTGTTCGTACCGGAACCAGCTGCGCCATTGCCCCCGGCCCCTATTCCATGAATGGAATTTATGGAGTTATTCCAATCGGATGGGACGATAGTTGTCGCGCCAGAGACGATGATGACCGTCGTCACTGGCTAACGCTCACGTTTCCGAGCGCTACCCCGACTGACGCAGCGGTGGTAACAGGAAGCTTTATTTTTGAATTGATTTTGGCGGCGTTGGAAACGGGGTCCGAGGAACTGGGGACCCGAAGTTGCGTCAAGCCCTTTGGGTTGAAAGCCGGATCGCCTAACTGCGTGTCGTCATCCGGAATGACGATCATGGCGACGTTGCCGGTGAGCGGATCATAGATGACTGCGTCCTGAGTGTGAGCCATCAGTCATGATCCGGGAAATGAGCCAACGGGTATATTGGGGAGCCCGTAAGGATTGTATAGGTTCTTACCAGTAATGTCCAAATTCCCGTTACCTCCATCGCGGGCCTGCAACTGCTGCAACTCGCTCTGGTAGGTGCGGAAGTCCTCGGCGTAGTCGAGGTTCTTCGACTTCCTGAACCGCCATCTCAGCCCGAGCGTGAATAGCCATTCCGGCAGAACGGTCGTATCGCTGTCGTTGGTGAATGCCGGCTTGCCGTCGCCATTCGCGGCGACGCACCAGTTCAGGGTGATGTACTCATAGGCCGCGGTATCGCCGTCCTCGCCCTGGGGCGTGACGAGATAGATATCGTTCCTGATCCGGAACGAGAGATAGACGCTGTTGATCTGGGGATAGGCCTTGATCGCCTGCCAGGTCTGCGGCGTGATCGGCCCCAGCATCGGGCGGATGGTGGTGCGGTTGTAGAAGCTGTTGGAGTAGAACCGGTCGAGATCGTCCGGTATCGCGCCGGTCTGGTCAAAGCCGCTGTTTGTCGTCCACACCCATTCCCGGGTCAGCGCCTGCCAGTCGTAGGACTTGGCGCTTGCCCGGCCCTCTTCGTTTGCGAGGGCGAACAGCTGGCGCGTCTGGGTGTCCGTCGAGCCCACCACCGTCGCTGGACGGGGGATCGACAGAAGGTCTGCGGTTTCCTGCACCAATGTCAGCAGAGTCACGCTTGAACGCCTCGTAGTGTTCAGGATAGCGTGATCTCAGCTGGTCCGTCGCAGGCGTAGGGCCGAGACAGGTGTTGCGATCCACCTGCATGATAAACATTTCCGCGCCGTTTTCCAGATAGAAGGTCGGCTCACTCCTCGGGCGTATTTCCCGGTTTGGTTCGATTGCCGTCATCGGTGGCTTCCTTCTTGCGGCTGGCGGCGGCGAGGTTGGCGACGTTGGCTTTCAAAGCCTCGATCTCGTCCCGCAGGTTCTGGTTTTCGGCGGTGGCCTGGCGCAGCGCAGCGCCCTCGTTGGCTCGCGCAAGATAGGCCTGGGCCTGTTCGCGCAGGTTCCGGGCGCCCATGCCCAGGTGGTCGAGGTTGCCGTCCGTGACCGCCGCGAGCTGTTCCACCGTGTTCACGTTGAGGGCCTTCAGGCTGCGAACGCTTCCCGGTGTCATCAACGGCCACTGTTCCAATGGCGTTCCCTCCGTGGCCTGTTCCTGGCCCTGGACGTAGCGCGCCCATTGGAGCGGGAAGCGGCGCTTGTCCTGATCCTTGGCTTCGCGGTGGACCTCGTTGAGGCGATCGCCGGCCGTGCGGATGCGGATATAGACCTTGTCCTCGAAGATCGGGCGACCTTCCTGGGCGGTCTTGAAGTTGTTCTGCACGGCGGTCAGTTCGAACTCGGCGAACACGCCCTGTTCCTGCTGCTGGCCGATGCCGAAGCTGAGGCCGGTGGTTGCGTCGTAAACGGCTGACATTTGGTCACTCGCCCCCGTTGAGGATGTGGTCGATTCCGCGTGCCCAAATAACCGCGCGGGATTGGGCTTCGTTGACCGGCTCCATCGCGTTTTCGTGCTCTCGGCTGATATCTCGCATCGTTTTCAAAACGACTCGCACCACCTCCTCAGCGCAGGGCACTCGATCGCATTTGGCGGCCATATCTGTGATCGATTCATGAACCTCGATCTTGCCTACCGCGGCGACCAGTTCTTCGAACATGCTCATGCGAACATCCTGTCGTTGCCGTGCTCTGACACCAGCTTGTAGCCGAAGTCTTCGAGATAGGCGTGAACGTCATCGTTCGTGTAGCCATAGGCCTCGCCCAGGCCCTTCAGTTCCACGATGACCATGGGCTTGCAGCGCTTCAGGGTTTCAGCCGCGCCCTTCAGGGCCGGGAGTTCGGAGCCTTCGACGTCCAGCCAGATGACGTCTGGGGTCATCTCCATTCCATCGATCGTAAAGAGTGGGATACCGCCATCTTCGTCTGGCTCGATCCGGTGTGCGCCGCAGTTGTGCGTCATCACTTCGACCATGCCACAAGCCCCCATGCGTTCGCCAAGCGCGCCTTGCCACCAGATGACGTTCTGCGCTCCAACATTGCGGCGTATGCACTCGTAGTTCACGGGGTCCGGTTCGAATGTCATCACGTGGCCGAACGTATGCCCTAGCGCTTCTGGGTAGAGCCCCACGTTCCCCCCGGCCTGGATGATGGTCCCCCATCGCTTGTTGTGGGCGTGTAGCCAGCTCATCGCCGGGCCGATCTCAAGCGGGATGATCTCCCGGCCCCATTCGTCGTCGGCGGGCCACCAGATGCCGCGGGCGTCTTGGATCAGATCAGGCATCTGCGGCCCTCAGGGTTTGCGCCGCACGCTCCCAAATAGCCGCCTCTTCGTCCAATTCCTCGGCGTGGCGAAGCGCCTTTGCGGCTTCTTCGCGCCGAAACTGCGCGGTCGTCCGCTTCGCCCGCGCGTTAGCCTCGCATATCGCCAGCGGGGGGTGTTCCTTCATCTCAGCCATTTTGCGCCAGATGCCTCGCCATGTCCGGTATCAGTCCCTTGCCGTGGGCGATGATGCGTGTCCCACTGTCCTTGGCGTGCTGCCAGACGATATCCCTGAACTCTGCCGCCTGACGCGCCATCCAGGGGCTCACCACGTAGTGCTTCTTCAGCGCCGGCAGGTACACCTCAAGCGCCTGGTCCGCGTCGTTCAGGGTCTGCTCGTAGGCGTGATGCTGCGACTGCGAAAAGCAGCTGTCCATGCCGTATAGATGGATGGTCCGATAGCCCGAGATGATGCCGAGGCTGATCGCCCGCAGGCCCACCGTCGAGCCGCCCCCGATCAGGCAGATGGGTTGCGTCTCGTCGTAGGGGGCCAGAATGTCCCGCATCTCGTCGCACACCCACAAATGGGGCATGTGCACGTCCTTGCCCTTCAGGGCGTCGAAAAGGCTCGGGTCGCACTGGCTGGCGAGGATGTAGCGCTTGGCTTCGGCGCGGGTGAACACCACGTTCTCTTCCCGCGCGTCGCAGATCATCAGATAGTCGGGCACGATGTTGTTGGCGTTCAGGAAGGCGCAGGCGTTGTTCAGGGCGAGGATTTTGGAACCCCTGAGCCGCTGGTCACGGATCGCCCGAATCTGCTCCTTCAGGCTCGGGGCTCCTCCAACGATGACCAGCGTCTCCTTGTGCGGCTGATCCCCTACGAACCATTGCACGTCTTCCCGGGCCGAGTTGATGCGGACGTTTTCCAGCACCTTGGCATAAGAGACGTTCATGCCCTTGCCGGCCAGGAACTGGGTATGGCCGCCGATCTTCCAGACGTCCTTGACCCAGCCCTGAACCTCGTGCGGCTTGGGCTCGCCGTGGAACACCACCACCTTGGCCTCGTTCGGGGGCCAGTCCTGGGCGTGGGCGCGGAAGGACAGGCACCAGTCGCGCGGGAAGGTCTCCCAGCCCCCCAGCTCGGTGAGCCAGTTCTGGTCTCCGTGCATCCGGATCGGAACGGCGATCGGGTTGAACTTCAGCCAGGCGTTGAGGTGGTCGCCCGCATCCCAGCACATAACGGAGCTGTTATATTCCGGGTTGTTCCAGTCGCGGATGATGCCGGGCGTCTCTGCCATCTCCTCCAACCGGCCGACAATGGCCACGTCGAGGTCGAAGTAGAGCACCCGGTCCTCGCCCGGCTTCCAGGGCATGTGCGGGTTGAAGAGGTTGACCTTCTGCCACCAGCCTTTCAGCTCGGGGTCGGCGGGGATGATCCCGATCTCAGGATGGATGGACTCGGGATCGTCGGTCAGACACCAGAAATGGTGTGGCGTGCTGAGGTTGCGGCTGACCATGTCGTGGAGGATCGCGACGTAATCGCGGGAGTACTTACGACCGGTTCTGACGCAGCAAACGTGCAGCATCTACGGATACACGACTCTTTTGGTATCAGGTATGGGCGGTCGCTTGTTGAAGCTGTCCGCGATTTGCTTCATGCGCTCCAAGGAGCCACGGTACCCTGTGCGCACATAGTCATCGCCGTCATCGACCTCGACCAGAAAGGAGCCGTCCACCAACTCCACGACGCGCGCCACAGGCCTCATCGGTCGAATATCGCGCTGAGGAGGAGCCCGACACCTTCAAGCGCCCAGCACAAAGCCGAGAGCGCAGCCCAGGCTACGAAGATCGTAGCGGCGAGTATGACGATGCCCATGCGGTGACGCTAACGCAGAACGCCGGCCCCGTAAAGGACCGGCGCTTGCCAGGGCCAATCGCCAATGGGCGTTGGCGAAAGGCGCTAGGCCAGAGTGCGTTTGCGGACCCAGAGATAGCTGGACGCAGCCGCCCCGCCGGTCGCGTTCATCATCCAGATCGCGGTGGTGGTGGTGCAGCTGACGATCGAGCCCGCGGCCCCCACCGAGACGGCGGCGATCGAGGTCTGAGCGGCAACGAGCTTGCCATAAATCCACTGGCGCCCGTCCGACCCGTTGACCCGGGTGAGAAGCTTCTGGGAGCCGATGGACAGCGAGACCCGATAGAGGTTGATTCCTGCCTCGGGGGTGGTGGTGCAGTAGATGCCAGTGACAGCGGCCATTTCATTCCTTTCCGATTGCTAAGTGATTGAAATCACAGAACAATCAATCTTTAAGGACCGATTGCAGGAAGGCGTTGCTCAGGGTCATGTTGCCCGCCCAGACCAGGAGCTTCACGGTCGCATCCTGGTTGATGGAGTTCACGGTCTCCAGCGGGACCATGTTGCGGTTCACGTGCGGACGCCAGTGAATGTACTCCGTGTTCAGGAAGTACATGTGGTTCACCGGGGCGCCGGCCGCCGACGTCGAGTTCGCACCACCGGCCGGGGCGATCCCGGTGTTCGGCAGGTTGCCCGAGCTGCCCAGCGGGAAGCCGTCCAGGACCACGTCCGCGGCCATGTACTTCAGGCTGGTGAAGCCGGCCTGGGCCATCTCGTCGGAGGTGATCCGCTGGATGGCCTGGAGCGAGCCGAGATAGAGGTTGTAGTAGTTGGTGTCGGCCAGGATCAGGTCCGGCTTGTCGGTGCCGCGAACCGTCCGGTTGTACACGGTGTTCATGTACTTCTGGATGTTCGAGGTCGTCGCCGCCGAGCCGCCGTCCGTGGTGGCGTCGAAGTACTGGTTGCGCCAGAACCCGTAGGTCGCCCGGTTGATGCCGCCCACGGTCCCCGAGGAGGCATTGTCCGCCACCAGCAGCTGAAGGCCGCCGATCTGGTTCGACGCCGTCCCATCCGAATACATGTCGGACCAGAGGTTGTTCTGCATGGTCTTCTCGGCGTTGCGAACGCGCGAGGCCACCAGCTTGATGATGGCTTCCGTCCCGGTGTTCTGCACGTCGGCTTCGAGGCCGGAGGCCGTGACCGCAACCGCGGCCTGCTTCCAGTCGAACTCGGCGGCGGTGAACACGTCGCTCGGCGAGATGTTCAGGACCTGGTAGCCGCTATAGCGGGTGTACGTCGAGTTCTCGGCGTACTCCAGCTCCTGCACGATGGTGCGACCGCCGTCGGCGGTGTTGATCGTGCCGCGCTTGTTCATGCGGTTGAGCAGGGCGATGTTCTTGGACATGTTGTCCGCGAGCTTGCCCTCGCGGTTGCGCAGGGTGGTGGTGACGATTTCCGAAAGGCCGGGGCTGGCCATCTAGGTTTCTCCTTCAGACGCGCCCCGCAAGCTCCTCTAAAGCCGCTCGGACGTCGTCCTCGTGTGAGGCTCTGGAGTTCACCTGGCGAACCGGCTGGGTCTGCCCGGGTGAACCGGTGACGGAGATGTCCCTCGGCGTTCCCTTCCTGGCCGGCGTCACAGGCTTGGCCTGCATCACCGCCCAGACTTCAGGATTCAGGCGGCAGGCCATTTCGTAGGCGTCATCGAGAGCCTTGGCTTTCCCCCGCTCCAGTAGCAACGCCATGTCGTCCTTGACGTTGTCGAAGTAGGGATGCTTCGGGTCTTCCCGGAACGCTGCGATCTGCCCGCTGACTTCAGCCATCTCGGCCTGCTCCTTCGCGGTGTTCTGCGAAGTGATGTGCTGAGTGAGCTGCTGAACCTGCTGTTGGAGCGCAGAAAGCGTGGGGTCCACATAGGGCTGCTGCTGGGGCTGGATGCCGGGGAAATTGATCCCGTACATCTGCGACAGTTGCACGAGCGCCTGCTGCGGATTCGTCCTCAGAAGCTCATCGGCGCGGATCAGGGCCTGGGTGTAGGCGTACTGGTCGATGCCCGAGAGCGTCAGACGGTCCTTGATAGGCTCGTAAAGCGCCTGGAACCGGTTTAGCTGTTCGCCCTTCGAGTCCCACTGCTTCTTGGCGTCCTCCATCTCCCTTTCCCGGCGCAGGACTTCCTGCTGAACATCGGGATCGAGAGCGGCGAACTTCGCCTTGTTGGCAGCGGACCAACCGTAGGGAGGGAGGATGGTCCCAGGTTGCTGGGGTGCCTCCGACGCTGATGGTTGCGTTACTTCGGCCTTGTTGTCAACCTTGGGCGCAAACCGGCCGTGTTCGTCCCGCGATGGGCCTGCTTCGACGGGCGCAGCCGGGGTTTCGGTGGCCGGTTCCGCTGGCCCTTCGATGGCGGCGCGTACGTCGGCTTCAAGGTCGGTGTCTTCAGGAGGCATAGCCCACTTGCTCCATGGCTTGCTTGATGTCGGTGGCGATCTCGCGGTCGCTGTCGGTATGGCCCTGCACGCCCGCGCTCACGTTCGGCGCGTCGTTGCCGACCTCGTAGCAACCCGCTGCCCGGGTCGCCTGGCGGAATGCGCTCTTGCTGTCGTAGAGCAGCCCCGTGGCCGGGTTCTTCAGCGCGTCCATGTCGTCGCGGATCAGCATCGGGGCCGGCAGATGCGAGCGCTGCACCGGAGCCCGGGGAACCAGATGCGACGGGACAAGCTCGCCGTTATGGATGCGGTATCTCATGCGGGTGTCCAGGTGATCACGATCAGGCCGTTGCCGCCGGTCCCGCCGCTGCCAATGCCGCCACCACCCCCTGCGCCATAGCCGCCGTTTCCGGCTGCGGCTGTGTCAGCGCCGCCACCACCGCCCCCAGCCCCATAGCCGCCGCCGTACTCCGTACCGTTGCCCCCATTGCCTCCCGGAGCGCCTCCAGGCGTCGCCGAGCCGCCAGCGCCGCCGGTTCCAGCATCCCCAGCGCCTCCAGCCCCCGGGTTGCTGCCAGAGGCACTCGTCCCGTTTGCGCCCAGCCCACTTGGCCCCGGTGCGCCAGCCCCGCCGCCGCCTACTCCGGAGAGCGAAGCCCCGCCCGTCGAACCGGCCCTCAATAGCGAGCCGCTGTTGCCCGTCTCGATACCGGGCAATCCACCAACTCCAGCCAGCGTCCCGGCTGCACCTCCACGCGCGCCCGCACTTGCTGCATTCGCAGCTGAACCGTTGAACCAGGTCGCCGCGGTTCCGAACACGCTGCCTTGCGTCGTGGTGGTATTGTGAGCGCCAACCTGATAACTGATCGTGCCGGAGAGCGTGACGTTGATCGCCCGCGCGAAGCTCCCCGAGCCGCCTCCGGCCTGCCCAAGCCCACCATCCCCGCCAGCCGCGAGGACATAGATCGCGTTGTTGGCATTGTTCCAGCCGGCCGGAGTGGGCATCGTCCCCGCCCCCGTAGCCGTGATGACGATGGTCTGAGCGCCGAGCGCAACACCGCCGAGCGCCGCGATAGCTGCTCCGCTCACGTGACGTTAAAACCCCAGCACCACCAGCGCGTCGAGGTGCGCTTGCGATAGAACACCATCCCCGGCCCGGTGACTGTGCGGGAGCCGGTGCCGCCCGAGGGCAGCCACTCGAGGGTGTCGGACGTGATCGCCAGCGTAAGCGTGTCCCCGGTCTCCACCGAGGCTGCGCCGATGGTCCCGAGCGGAAACGCCACAGAGGCATTAGCGGGGATCGTTACGGTGTGGTTGCCGGACATGGGGATTTCCTTCCCCGCGTCGGCCATGACCAGCGTGTAATCCGCGCTCTTGGTGTTCTGGGGCAGGCCGAGATAGCCGACTGAGGTAGTGCTTGGCGTGGTCGCAGGTGTCAGGTCGGCCCCGAGCGTGATCGACACCAGCGTCTTGGCTTCGATCGCCGCCGACGAAATGTTGAGGTAGGAGACGCCACCCGCGACCAGGCCGAACTTGTTGGCAGAGACGTGATAGAGGCCGGTGTCCGCGTCGCCGCTGAAGGTGACGCCGGGCGAGCCCTCGGTTCCCGCGAACGCCTGAAGCGCGCCGGTCATGGCAACCGAGCCGTCGTACAGCAGGCAATTAGCCTGCATGTAGAGGCGCAGGTCCAATGCCGAGATGGCATACATCGGGCCGATGACGGGATTATCGTCCGGATAGCCGGTGTAGAGGTCCGTATCGAGGACCGTCGTCGCCGGCGGCAGCTGGGTGGGTGTTTTGGTGCTCAACTGACTACTTCCGCCAGCCGTAGGCGTTGACCACAGCCTTGGTGTTGCCGGCCCCGAAGGTGGGGGCCGAGACCGTCACCGAAGCCGTCCCCGATACGGCCGGAATCGGCGGGTTGAATTGGATCGCCAGCGGCGTAATCGGGCTAGTGGCGGTTCCCGGAACCCCGATCACGTAGTTTAATGTCACGTTGCCCACCAACGCGCCCACGGTGACATTCGCCGAGCCAGCCGCAGTCGCCCCGAGCCCCGTGATGTCAAAGCCGCTGATGTAGGTGGTCTGACCCGAGGCGTTGCCGAGCGTGGCCGCGGCAGTGGCGTTGCCGACGATGCCGCTGGTCGCTACCAGCTGGGTGGCTCCGGCGGGAACCGGAGAGCCAGGCGAGGCTAACGGGACGCCGTTCACATCCACCGGGATTACGTTGATGCCGGTCATTTCGTGGGTCCTCTGGGCGGCGGCCTAAGCATGGCGATGTTGTTCTGTTGCTGGTTCTGCTGGTGGTCCAACACCTGCTGCTGGGCTCGGAGTTGAAGGTCTCCCATGCCGAGCTGCGCATCCGACTGAGTGCGCGCCTGTTCGGCCTGTACCTTGGCGGCGTCGAGTTGCAGCTGCGCGGCGTCGTGCTGGGCCTGGAACTGGGCTTCCTGCTGCTTGAGCTGTAGCTCCTGGGCCTTGAGCGCGACTTCCTGCGGATCGGTCCCGGGCTTGGGGGCCTGTCCTGGGGCCTGCGGGGGCTGCTGCGCCAGCTGGTCGAAGGTCTTGTTGATGATGTCTTCCATCTCGCGGCCGACGTGGAAGCCACGAGCCAGGAACTCCACCGTCTTGCCGATCAGCGGGGCTATCTGCGGGGCCGCCTGGAGCACAGGCAATGCCTGGGCCAATAGGGCTCCGATGGCGGTCACGAACTCCACGCGGCGCTGCTTGTCCGCATCCTCGTCCGCCTGGATGGTCGAATCCGTCTCGATATCCACCCGGAAGGATCGGAGCGCATCGTTCTTCAGCAGCCCGTTCACGTCCTCCCAGCTGGGCAGCGCGAGGATTTCCGGAGGCGGCATGTCCGGCGGCATCGGCGGAGGCGGAGGAACCTGCGGCGGCGGCGCGGCGGGTTGCGGCGGCATCCCTGGCTGCGGGGGCTGGGCCTGCTGCTGAGCCTGGGCCTGCATCTGCTGGACTTGTTGCTGCTGATAGGCCTGCATCGCCTGCCCGGCTTTCTTCTGGGCATCGGTGGGCAGCTGTACGTCCGTCATCGCGGCCAGGGTCTGCGGATCGAACTTCTTGGCGATGATCTCGCCCTTGATCCGCATCAGGTCCCGGGCGAACCTTGCAAGTTCGTTCTGCTTGTCCCGGACTCGGATCGAGCCCCACTGGCTCTTGATCGTCTGAGCGGTGGCCGTCTCGTTGGGGTCCGACGCTCCGCGGATGATGTCCGCAATACCGGTGATCTGGTAGATGTCTTCGAGGATTTCCTTGCGGGTCTCGAAAGCCGTCTGGAGCGCCTTGATGGTGTTGTCGAGCGGGAACCACTCGATCAGCCCCTTGAAGCCGCCCTTGTCGGTGAAGCTGGCCATGCTGTCGATCGGGACAAGCTGGTTGCTCTCCGAGTTGAACAGGTTCTGGAGCTTGATGTTCTCCTCGCCAGCATAGAAGCCCGCCACCTTGATGGCGTTGATCATGAAGCCGATCCGCGCTGTCAGTTCGTCCAGCTCCTCGGCCTGGTCCTGGTAGTAGACGAAGTCGGCCACCGGAATGAACTTGTCCTGCGGCGTGGTAGCCATGAGCGGCCGGGGAAACGGAAAGAACCCGTCAAGACCCAGCCAATCAGATCTGCGGTCCAGCGGGCCAACCTTGTAGGACTTGGAGAACCACAGCACCTCTCCGGCGCGCTTGTCCCAGACCTCATAGATAGCCGCCTTCTTGTTCCTGATCTTGGCCTCTTCGTCCTGGAACTGATCCTTGGGCTCCCAGTCCAGCGGGACCTTGCCGCCGACCTTCTTGCCGAACCGCTCGACCAGCTCGTCGCGGCCCATGTAGGCCCGACGCCAGCCGTACCAGACCTCCGACCACTCCCGGCAGGGCGTGTAGCCGAAGTCATCGAACGCGACGTGATCCGTGACGACCTCGGCGTAAACCTGCTTCTCTTCCTCCGAGCCCTCGTCCTCGGCGTCGGTCGTAACCTGAGCGTCCTCGTCCGACTCCTCTGGGCCGGAGACGTGCGGGATGTACCTGACCCAGCACTGACCGCGGCCGATCAGCAAGAGATCGTCCCGGCTCAACTCCATGCGCTCGTCAAAGTCGTACTGGCTGCATGAGAAGTTGATCGCTCGCTCCAGCACCTCCGAGGCATAGCGGCCGATCGGGTCAGAGTCTTTGTAACGGCGCGTAACAACCGCCTCGGGCGGCTTGGCGTAGACGGCAGGGCCGAGCGTCTGGATGTTGCTCCAGAGGATCGGATAGCGCTTCTTGTCCTGGCCGGGTTGGTTGTCCTTGGTCAGGCGTTCGTCACGATAGCGCTTGATGATCCGCCGGCAGCGTTCAAGGAATGTGCGCTGCCACTTCTCCGAGCCCTCGATCTCCGCGATCCATTTGGCGGTGAAGTTGTCCGATGGCGTGGCTTCGATGGGTTGCCTAGCCACCCCGGAGCGCCTTGGCTAGCTTCTTGGCCTTGTCGGCTGCGGCGAACTCCAGGCCGACCTTCTGGGGAACGCCGCCGTAGCCGCCCTTGGTGTGGGCCGCTGCCTCCATCAGGCGATGCTGTGCAGGCGACGTGCTCGGCATGACCCCTCCGCGAGGGGGGAATGTCGCCCAATCCTATCGGGATTGCAAGGCTACGGCTGTCAGTGATGAGGCGCAGGGAAAAAGTGCATCACCGCCTCTATTCCAGCCAAGAGACCTGCGCCCCAGCCAGCCCCGTGAACGAAGGCCCGCAGAAACACGATGGTCAGTTGCCCCGCGCGGAAAGCCCATGTCCGCTTCATCTGAACAGCCCCCAGATATGCACCACCGTCCCAGCTGCTCCCAGCACCAGACACACCACCAGCAGGACAACCCAGCAGCCGTCCCAGCCTCGGCGCATCAGGAGCCCAACCCCATCAGCTTGAAGCAGTCGTCGCAAACGAGGTCGCACTCCTCCACCGGAAGTTCGCCCCAAAGCCGGTCTTTCTCGGCCAGGGCTTCCTCTTCGCTCCGACCCTTGTTGAAGACGCCTTCGCACACGGCGCAGGTAAATTCCTCGCTCATTGGCCCTCCCCAAGTTCAGCAATAGCCTTGAGGACAGCGCGCACCACGTCGATCGCCATTTTCCGGTTGAGGTATTGGGTCGTGGTGATCGTTTCGGAGTGAGAGACGAGGCTGGGCGGGCGGTGGACAGGAAAGCCGTTGGCCGCATTGGCGGCGAACTGCTGCGCCGCCCCTTCCCCACTGTGCTGGCTGGTCACGACCGTTGCGGCTTTGATCGCGGCTTCGATCAGATGCTCTGGGGGTTCGGTGATCATGCTCATTGGCCCTCCTGGCGCTTCTTGGCATCCTTGATGCACCGGATCAGCCATGCGCTCGGCGTGATCTTCAGAGCAGCCGCCCGATTGATCACGTACAGCCAAAGCTCCGGCTCGACTCTGAATGCCTTCACGATGCGCGTCATACGAACCGTATTACGTTATACGGGATTGGGCGTCAATCGTTAGACGCGTCCACCCCTCCGCGGCCCATACCGCTTCAGTGCCTGGTCCCAGGTGGTGTCCATGATGCCGAGGACGGGCTTCTCCTCGGGCTTGGGATCAGGCTTCAGCTCGCGATAGGCCATCGCCATGTAGCGGGCTGCGTCGGCGGTGTGGCTGGTCCAGTCGTGCTTGGGCGTGTCCTTGAAGGCTCGCGTCTTGTCGTCGTAGTCGGCCCGGTACTGCCGCAGCGCCTCCAGGCCGGTCGCACAGGCCTTGTTCCACCAGATGCGGGGGAACAGCACTCGCAGCGCGTTGATGCCGTCCATGACCTTGTGGTCGGGCACCAGGCGGGGCTTGAGGCCCTGGCTGATCATGGTCTCGATCCGGGTGCGGCCCGTGCCCAGCTCCCTGACCTTGGCGTCGTGCGGAACCCAGTCGTGAGCGTAGACGTAGGGCTTGGATTGCAGCACGCGGGCGTAGTGCTCGACGCTCTGGCCGTTCATCTCGTAATGGTCGATGACGTGGATTTCGGAGGGCGTGATCTGCCAGAACCAGATGGCGGTGCTGTCGCCTATGCCGAGATCCCATGAAGTGTGGACGGGCAGCGTATCGTCATGGCGGACGTCGGCGATTTGGCCCTGGCGCTCGGCTTCGGCCATCTCCTTGCCGAAGTAGGCGCCCAGGATCGCCGCCTCGAAGGAGCATTCGAGCTCCTGTGCGATCTGCTCGGGCGTCATGTCCTTGGTCATGGCCCGCTGCTCGTCCTCGGGGATCAGCTTCGTCTCGCTGGCCTTGAGCATGAACGTGAACCAGTCGGGATCGTCTAGGGCTCGGCTGTAGATGTCGAAGAAGCCGTTTCTGCCTTTTGGAGTACCGATAAAAGTTGCTCGGCCACGTCGATCGGCGAGCAGGGGGCGGATGACTTCGGGCCAAACAGCCGGATGCATGTCCGCGTACTCGTCCAGTACCACATCATCGAGATATATTCCTCGGAGCCGATCCGGATTGTCAGCGCCGTATAGTCGTATCCTGGCCCCGTTGATAAGCTCGACATAAAGCTCACTCTCGTTGGGAGGCTTGGCCAGGATCGGCCGGGCGTAGTGCTTGAGGTAGAGCCAGGCGACGTCCTTGGCCTGGTTGAACAGCGGGGCGACGTAGGCGCAGCGTGGGTTGGGAAGATCGTTCTCGATCGCCCGCATCACCAGCTCATTGATTGCCGCCACGGTCTTGCCTGCTCGGCGGTGCGCTACCCCGGCAGAAAACCGCTGTGTTCGGCTATGGAAGGGCAGGAAAGCCCTGCGAGGGGCGTAGTCACTGTCGACCCATTGATCGATCAATCGGTGGGAGGCTGCCATCTGAACCCAACAATGCCCTTGAAGGTATGTGAATGCTCAGCTGTCACTGGCGATCTCCCATAGGCGCGATCGAGGATTTCCTTGATGGCCGCGACTTTGGCCGCTTCACTCTCAGCCTGCGTGGCGAGGCGGCCGAGTTCAGCTATGGCGTCGGGACCGTACTGCGAGGCTAGCGCCTTCACGTCCTTTGTAGACTTGTTAGGCGTGTTCTTCTGCCGACCGCCGCGGTGCTCTCCGGGCTTGGAGCCGCGGTTGCTAGATTTTGCTACTTTAGCCGTCGTCACGGGTTTTCTGCGCCTGTTCATCGGCGAGCATTTCTACCGCCTGCGCGAACGAAAGCCTAGCTGTCCGCATCAGAAAGCCGACAGGGTCTCGCTCTCGCTCCTCAGCCATTTTCAAACGGCTATCTCTGAAGCGGCGCTCCTTAAGGGCTTTTTCCCGCTGAAGGCGAAGGGCGCGTGCATACTTGCTTTCGTCAGGGGTTGCCATTCCGCGTCTCCAGCCGTTGTGGGAGGTGATCATTCCGTCGCCGCTCCTTCATTGAGGATGTGGTCGATTGCTGCTTGGAAGCGTTCAATAAAAACCCGACGCTCGTTGAAGAACACACCCCCGCCAAGGATTGCGGGAACAGCCGCCTCCAGCATCCCCTCATCCGGGTTGCGGAGGGCTTGGAGGACCTCACGAGCCGCTACACGTGCGTCCGCTCTGCGCTCGTTGTACTTGATGCGCTGAAGATCGAGGGAGGTTCTCGTCGTACCCCCGTCGTCGTTGCGATAGAAGGCTAGCGGATCAATCGCCCTCGCGAGTCTCTCCAGCATGGTCATGCTTGTCTCCTCCTCATGCTCGCATCGCCATCTGTCGGAGCCTGCTGGCCATCTGGGCGGGGGTTTCCGCCGGTGGTTTGGGCCTCGGGATTTTCACCAGGGCTATCGGTCCTAAAGCGCGCGAGGCTGCTATCTCAGCAGCACGAGCCTCGCGCGCGTATGGAGGTTCTATTATAGGTTCTTTCTTAGGTTCGTGTGCCATGGTGTCACCCGGTTTGGTCGTGGATGTCACCACGTCGAGGGCGTCAATGTCACCACGCTGTGCCATCATGTCACCACGGAAAGTCAGGGTGTAGAGGCTGGTCGTCTGGAGCCCGCGAGACTTCCGCCCACGGACGGATATCAGCTTCTTTTCCGCCAAGCTGGCCACCAGCCGGATGATGGTCCGCCGGGACATGCAGGTATCTCTCGCCAATCTGGCGTGCGAGGGCCACGCCTCCATGTCCTGGTTGGCGTAATTCGAGATAACCACCAAAAGGAATTTCTCGGCGGACGAAACCCCCTGCGTTTGTAGGGCAAGCGTGATCGCCTGGTTGCTCACGGCTTGAAACCGTCACGCTGGGCAGGTATCTTATGCATCCGGGCGAAGGCCTCCCCCCTGTTAGGGCCTGAAGGCGGGTAGGTGCATCCAACACCTCCCGCCCGCCTTTTATCTACCTAAGCCGTTGAAACGTCAATTGTCCCGCGATGGGCAGCCGGCATCAGCATGTCCCTGGGTGGATCGCCTGCCTGCCCCTCAACGCCACCATGACGGCTGAGCCAGCCCCACCCGAGATCGGTTGGAATCCATGTGTTGCGAGAGACATGCTCCACGTAGCCTTTTCCCTCCATGTTCGAGAGGGTGCGTTCGATATTCATGATCGAGCGATGCAGCGGCTGGGTCGCATTTATCAGAGCGCGGTTGATGGTGCGCGGCGTGAAGTGGCCGTCACGCATCCGGTAGAGCATGACCTTCTCGAACTTACGAAGCGGGGTGCTCATCAGGTCACTCGTCTGGATCGGGACATTCAAAAGGGCGCCACAAGTCCCAGAACGCCAACCTTTGAGTCGCTGGAAATGATGCCCAGCCTTGGGCGCTCACACGCCCACTGTCGAGCACGACGCCGATAGCAAACATCGCGCCGCATTTGCCCGACGCCAGGCCGATCAGCTTTTCGCGAGGAGGGTCGACGCGGTCAACCCGCCGCCAGACGCTCAATTCGCCACCCACAGCGCATCGTCACACTGTCTCAGCAGGCGCATGGTGCGGTCATTGCCGATCAAGTCGACCAAAGCATCCACGCATTCTAGGAGGCTTTCCACAGCTGCGGTGTGAACGTCCATAGGATCGCCCATGTCCAGGCGTTTACCATGCGGATAATTTAGAGCTATAAGGGGATCAGGCAGCAAGCTTTCCTCCGTTGAAAAGGCGGCTTGTTCGCTTAGGGCGGGAGAGCGTTTGTTAGGATGGATGCTCCCCGCCCGCCCTGCCATTGAGGGTCAAGCTGGGCTTTTCGTCAATGGCTTAGGCATCCTGAAGCTCAGGGAGCGGAGCTTTCAGCTGCTCAAGGACTTTCTCGAAGTCGGAGCGGCGGGAGATGGGGCGGAAGGCATCCGCAAGCCATCCGGGCGCCGAGCTACTCTCGCATTCGCTCGGGCGAGGCATTCTCAGACAATTTAACCAGGGAATTCCTCTCAGAACACCAACTTCATCCACGATATAGGTAGAACCGACCGTATAGCCGGAGACGCTGTCGTCTCGGACAGAGATGCACTCCACCAGATCGCCCGGTCCAATCGGTTCGCTCATTTCGTCCTCGTTATCAGTTTCTTCCACTTCGCCAGGTCTTCCGAGTTGTGGCGGAAGCGCTCCTCGAAGCTGCCATATAGGAAACGGCACATTTCCCTCAGCTGGCGACGGGCCTGCGTCTCAGGATCAGGGAAGGCTGGGCGGCCGGTCATGCGTTCTTCCATGTGTGGCCGTTCGCGATCTTCCAGATAGCCACGTGGCTGACACCGTAGCGCTTCCCAAGTTCCTTCAGGGTCAGCGTGCTGAAGCGCCGGAACATCCGCAGCTCGGCCACCTGCTCGGGGGTGAGTTTGGGATTGCCGCGGCTGGGGTGCATCAGGGTTCACCGAACATGGACGGCTGGACGATATTGGCCACCGGCTCAGCGAATAGCCGGGGCTGACGATGGGCTTCCTCGATGCGGCGGCAGGCGGCTTCGAAGTAGCGTTCCTCACGCTCGATGCCGGTGAAGGTCAGGCCCGCCTTGACGCACGCCACGCCGGTCGTCCCGCTCCCCATGAAGGGGTCGAGGACAGTCCGACAATCCGGCGGAAGTTGCTGCAGCACCCACGCCATGACCCCGATGGGCTTCTGTGTCGGGTGATCGCCGCGCACCTCGCCGTTGGCGCGCATACAGCCATTCCAGAGATAGCGGAGGCGTCGGACGGCTTTCGGGAGGTTGGTCCAAGCCAATTCGCAGTCGGCGAAGTCGCCAGTGTTCAGCTTATCCCATACCAGCCAGCACGAGGTCGGCGGAAGCGTGTAGAAGTTGCCTCCGAAGATAATAGACCAGCGCGCGGCGCACCGGATTTGCTTAATAAGTTCATCGGTCGGGGCGCTTTGGTCCCACGAGAACTTGCCATATTCGCGAACTTCGACTATCTTAGAGGAGCCGATACGCCCAGACGAGCCGATATTAATCCCATACGGCGGATCGGTCACAACCGCGTCCACCTTGCCCAGCGTGGGCAGCACGTCCCGGCAGTCGCCCAGGTACAGCGTCGCGTCGCCGATGTGCTCCACGCGCATCAGAACTTCCTCAGCAGCTCGTCAGCACGCTTGGAGCGGCCAGCAAGGGCGGCTCTGCGGCGTCCGATCGCAAGCTTGTCGAGCTGGTAGCTGGATGGGGGCTTGGTCGCGCCGAGTCGGCTCTCGCGGATGGCGCGTTCGGGGGTCTGGGTGGTGCGGTGGGCGATCATGCGGCCCGCACGTAGGTGACGCGGCGCTCGACCTTGAGAGCCTTCAAGATTGCTTCGCCGGGCTCGCGACGCCCGGTGAGCACGTCACAGACGTATTGCGCTGAGATACCCTGTTCCCGAGCCCAGGCGGCCTGGTTGCCGTTGGCTCGTTCCCGTAGCAGTTTGCGAACATCATCGGCTGTCATGCGAGCGAATATGCGCGCTCAGAAAAAATACGTCAATCCGCAAATACGACGTTGACACATACGCGTCGGGGCGTATTGTCGGGATCACAAACGGAGACGTAAATGCCCCGCTCCTTCGAAGCCCTCGCCCACACCGCCTTCCGCAACGGCGGACCCACGCCTGAACAGCAGGCCCAAGCCACAGACCTGATCCAACGCCGCGGAACACGGGCGCTCACCGATCAGATCAACCAGCAGATCGCCAGGGCTTTCGGCTCGGGCAAGCAAGAGAAGAAGGACGCTGCGTGATGGGTCGAGAAGTCAGAATGGTTCCCAAGGCGTGGGAGCATCCTCGCAATGAGGACGGGAATTTCATCCCGCTTTGCAAGGGGTCCTATGCCACTCGCGCCGCTGAGTGGGATTTCGCCCGGGAGCAATGGGGAAAGGGCCTACAAGAGGATTGGGCTGGCGGATGGAAGGCCCGAGATGGCAACGCGCTGACGATAGCACGCTACACGGATTGGGCTGGCCCGCGCCCATCTCCAGACGACTACATGCCGGAATGGCCTGAGGAAGTCGCCACGCATCTGATGATGTACGAAGACACCAGCGAAGGCACGCCGATTTCGCCAGCCTTCGCGACGCCTGAAGAGTTGGCGCGCTGGCTAGCCGATAACAACGCCAGCGCATTCGCCAACGATACGGCCACCTATGAGCAGTGGCTTTCGACCTGCAAGCGCGGCTGGGCCGTCAGCGCCGTCATGGTCGCTGGCGGGCCCATGACCAGCGGAGTCGCTGGGATGGATGCTTTCGGCTCGGCGAAGCGTGATGAGAGGGCGGCTTAGATGATTAATCTCCGTACCCGAGATCGCACACGCCGGGCACTACTCGGCGCAATGCCCATAAATCGTTTGCGTGCCATCGCTGACGAGACGCCCGGCGCTCCGGAAAACGCTGACCGCCCGACGCTTATCGAAGTGCTCGTGGAGATCTGGCCCGCCGCGAAAATCGAACGTGCGCTCCACAACATGATGCTTCAGACGGAGTAACGCTGATGGGTGAAGTCATCCGCCTTCCCGAACCCGCTCCGGGCCAGCCGTTCCACGAATGGCTCGCCGAGGTGAATGCGAAGAACGAGGCCAGGAAGCTCACGCTCTACAGCCTGTACGGTTCGCTCCAGTGGATCGCGTCGACTGACGCAGACTTCATCTCGGATGCGAACTTCAGAGAGAGAGTAAAGCGGATCGTCTCGGAAGCCAATGCTCAGATGGAAAGTGTCGGATGACCATCTCCCTCTTCCCCACCACCCGAGACAAGATCGAATGTCTTGGAGCCACGATCCGGAAGCAATCGCTGGCCGAGCGTCAGGCCTATCTGCGCTCCGACGCCTCCGACGAGGCTCGGGATGCGCTCCTGCTCCTGCTGGAGGCCGCTGGAGCCGCGCTGAAGGTCACTGACCCTGCGGTAGCCCAACTCCTCCCGCCTGGCGTCCCTGACGCTCTCAGGCGGCTTGGCGAGCACGTCGCGAAGCAGTCCGACATGATCCGGAGGATGATCTGATGAACGCCGTCGTCCAGTACCAAGTCAACGACATGGAGCGCATGGCGCGCGCCATCGCCGGGTCGAAGCTATTCGGGGTGCAGAACCCGGAGCAGGCCCTCGCTCTCTGTCTGGTGGCCCAGGCCGAGGGGCGCCATCCGGCCACCGCCGCCCAGGACTATCATATCATCAGCGGTCGCCCCTCCAAGAAGGCCGACGCCATGCTGCGCGACTTTCTCAGCGCCGGCGGCAAGGTCGAGTGGCACGCGCTGTCCGACGAGAAGGCCGACGCCACGTTCAGTCATCCGGCCGGCGGTTCGGCCCGGATCGACTGGACGATGCCCCGCGCCGTGAAGGCCGGCATCAACAACCCGATGTGGAAGAAGTACCCGCGCCAGATGTTGCGCGCCCGCGTCGTCTCCGAAGGGGTCCGCACGGTGTTCCCGATGGCCACCAGCGGGATGTACGTGCCGGAGGAGGTGCAGGACTTCGGACCAGCCGCGACGGCTCCCGAGGAGCCCCGCAACATCACGCCCAATCAGGGCGCCGCCGACCCGATCCAACCGCAACTCGCGGACGGTCGCATGAAGCGCCTCAGCAGCGCTCGCGCCAAGGATATCGGGCTCGACAAGGAAATCCGCGACGCGATCAACGGCTGCACGACCCCCGAGGAGCTGTACGAGTGGGACAAGGCATTCGAGAAGCACACCTCTCAATGTCCCATGTCCTGGCTCGACAGCATTCGCAATCAGGTGATGTTGCGTGCTGAGGAGATCGCCAGCGAAGCGCAGTTGGACGAAGCCGAGGAGGCGATGACGGAAGCCTTCAAGGGCGCCGTCGGCCCAGCGGTGGCGGCCTGACATGTCCCGAGCCGTCCTGATCCTCGAAAAGCCCACGACCCGCGCTATCGCTCAGGCGTGGGTCGCCAAGGCCCCCAAGGGAACGCGGCTCGAGTTCAAGGGGCCGCGGAGAAGTCTCCCGCAGAACGACAAGCTCTGGGCGGCACTTACCGACATCGCCCAGCAGATGACCTGGCACGGGCGCAAGCTGACGGCGGCCAAGTGGAAACTGCTTTTCATGGATGCGCTGAACCGGGCGAGCGATCCGGTTCCCAGCCTCGACGGCCAGGGCGTTGTGGATCTCGGATCGTCATCGTCGGACCTGTCCACTGAGGAATGCTCGGACCTCATCGAGATCATCCTCGCTTGGGGCGCAGAGCATTCCGTCACCTTCTCCGAAGCCACCCAGAGCGCCAATGAGCGCGGACTGGAGAGGGTGAGGTGAGCACGTCATTCCTTGAAGCGAGAATGATTGCTTGGGCCGAGCAGGCCGTTGCCGCCATCGCGGCTCTAGAGGTGATGGGCGGCCGAGGCGATATCGACGCCGTCATCATCAGAGCATCCGGTTTCCGACACCTGCTGGCGGCCGGGGAAAGGCTCGATGTCAGCATCCGGGAATATCTCTCCGAACCCAGGGACCCGGGTGTTAATGCCCCCGTTGCAGGAGGGTGAGGGAAGTAATGGGTTATCCCTCCGTTACGCCTGCGGCTCCACGGAACTGCATAGAGGCCAGTTCTGCACTGGAGGCCCCGCTTCGCCTGCTGGACCTGTTCAGCGGCATCGGGGCCTACAGCCTGGGCCTGGAGCGGACGGGCGGCTTCGAGACCGCCGCCTTCTGCGAGATCACGCCGTTCTGCCGCCGCATCCTCCGCAAGCACTGGCCCCATGTCCCCATCTTCGAAGACGTTCGAGCCCTTACCGGAGCCAGCCTGCGAGCAGCCGGAATTGTTCCCGACTGGATCGTTGCCGGATGGCCCTGCCAGGGCAACAGCCCAGCGGGCACGGGACTTGGCATGGACGATCCACGCTCTGGACTATGGAGCGAAATCGTCCGCCTGGCTGGCGAGCTTCGACCCCTCGGCCTGTTGCTGGAGAACAGCTCAAACCTGCTTAACATCAACGGGGGAGCAGACTTCGGACGAGTTCTCGGAGACCTGGCCGCGCTCGGGTACGATGCGGAGTGGCATTGCCTATCGGCTGCCGCCTTTGACGCACCCCACATCCGTGATCGCGTCTGGATCGTCGCAACTCTGGCCGACGCTGCACGGCGCCAGCCCGGACGGCAAGAGCAACGGCCCGAGCGGGAACGAGCTCGGACGCGCGGTCAACCGGTCGCTTTGGCCCACACCGACAGCGAGGGACTTCCGGAGCGGCCGGCGGTCGGAAGAAGGCCACGCGCTGCGCTTGGCGCACGGGCGAGGCATCCCATTGAGCGAGGCGGCTCTGTGGCCGACACCGACTGCATCGCGCCGATCGGGACTGCAATCGCACGGCAGGAACGGCATACTTGGGAGCCTGAACCCGACGTGGGTCGAGTGGCTTCAGGGGTTGCCGAGCGGGTGGAGCGAATCCACGCCCTCGGAAACCTGAACCCACCGATCATCCCCGAGCAGATCGGGCGGGCTATTCTCGCATCTCTCTCGGGGCGCGCACTTGGAGCGCGCATCGCTGACGGTCATGCAGTTCCGCCGAAGCAAAGCGAAGGCGAAGGGACAGCATAATGACCCTTTCCGCCGAAACCCGCGCTCGCAAACAACGCCTCGAAGCAGAACTGAGAGAGATCGCCAAGTTCGAGTCAGAGGACAGAGCTGCTAGCCCGAAGGTGGTCCGCCCGAAGAACCCGAAGGCCAGCCGAGGGCGGGTGAGAGACAACGGCTATCTGGCCTTCCTGCGCCGCCAGCCGTGCTGCCTAGCCACGGGCGAATGCGAGGGGCGCACCGAGGCTGCGCATATTCGCACGCACAAGCCTGGCGAGCCACCGACCGGGATGCAGCGCAAACCTGACGACAACCGCGCGACGCCGCTCTGCATGTTCCATCACTGGCTCCAGCATCGCGGGAACGAGATGGCGTTCTGGCGCACCTATGGGCTCGACCCGTTCGAAGTCGCGGCCGAGTACCACGCCAAATATCAAGCAGGCCCCCAATGACAAGAGAGACCCCCTCTCCCCTGGAGACACTATGAGCGAAAGATCAGACGCGCCGTGGTCAGACGAGGAAGTCGCCGGCCTGCGGCGGTGGCAGGCGTGCGACTGGGTTCACGCCTTCACCTGCCCGAACCATGACGATGCGGACCATGTAGCCTACCGCGAGGACACGGGCTCACCCGACGCGCTGGTGGTCGATAACGACGGGTGGATCTGTGAGTGGTGTAACTACCAACAGGGGTGGGCGCACCGTTTCATGCTGGCCGGACCGCCTCCGGAGCCGGCTGACATGCTGAAAGGCCCCGACCATGCCTAGCGGCCCACCAGAGCTTCACGAGTATTGGTGCAGCAAAAGCCAGGACGGCGGCGACTTTGCTGCCATAAAGCACCTGCGCTCACGCGGCCTAACCCTTACCGACCGTTGGGAGTGGCGCAAGCCGCCCGAGTTTGAGTTCTCCGAGGAGGACTACCGAGCCATAAACTACCTGATGTGGGAATGGGATTTCGGGGGGATCGAAGATGCCCGATCTTAGGGAGCAGATGGCGCAGTCCAAGCGCATCGCCGCCAAGCACTTCGGGACGAAAGCCCCATCTCGCAACCCCTTGCGCTCAAGGAACACGTTCAGATGAGTGAGAAGCATACGCCGAACTGGGTCATCGGGACGTTCACCCGGAACGAACTCACCATCCCGATTCACGAGGCGCGCAACGGCCATCCCATCGTTCGGGTGTGGGGCGTCGACAGCGAAGCCCAGGAACGCGCCCGGCTGATCTCCGCGGCTCCCGAGCTTCTGGAGGCGCTGACCGAAACATTGGCCGCGTTTGAGGCTTTCGCGTCCGAGGTGGATTGGGGAAAGTCGTTCCTGCAAGCGGCGACAATTCGGGCCGCCAACGAAGCCCCCGGTCGCGCCCGAGCCGCCATCTCCAAAGCGACTGGTGGCCCCCAATGACCGATCAATCCTTCCATGAAGCCAGGGAGAGGCTGAGGACGCGCGCTAAGAGCGTCGTCGCAAACGAGCTGCGTCGTGGGCGACTGGTTCGTCCTGAGTTGTGTGAACGTTGCGGACGACCTGGACCGCCAGCCAAAGACGGCCGAGCAACAATCCACGCCCACCACCACGACCACAGGAAGCCTTTAGAGATCGAATGGCTGTGCGTTACGTGCCACCGCCGAGAAACGCCGGTCAATCCCCGCGAGGGCGAGACGCATCCGTGCGCTAAACTCACGGCGGCTCAGGTAGTTGAGATAAGGAACTCAGACCTTCCGAAGCTGACATTAGCAGCTATGTACGGCGTCGGGCGGCCGATGATTTCCACTATCAAATCTCGCAAGTGGTGGAAGTCGGTCCCATGAGCAACAATCCCGAAGAGCGCCGCGCCGGCTTCAACCAGGGCGTTCGCGCCTGCATCGCATGGCTGCACGCCGAAGCCGACAAAATGAACGACCAGCATGCCAAGGGTGTCCTGAACAATGCGGCGTTTCACTTGGGCGTCAACAAGCCAGACATCAAACTCTCCCACACAGACGAAGCTGAGTGGCTGAGACAGGCCCTCGAAGAGGCGCGGGACGCCCTTCATGACGCCTGGCAGCGAACCGGCCACGCTGACGACCTTGCCGCGCATCACATCGCAGACTTGGCCCTGAACCCTCCCAAGGAGCCCACAGATGGCCGATGAGCGCGATATTGTGGAGAGGCTGTGTGACGCACGGTCTAGGTATCAGGTGTCCCCGCCACCTGCCCCCTACGGCATCAAAGCGACCGCCTACGTCCTCGGCGACACGCCGCACGACCGGATGCTCACAGAAGCCGCCACCACCATCACCAAGCTGCGGGAGGAAGTCGCCGAGTGGAGGGCGGCCAACGAGACAATCCATTGGTACTGCGAAATGCACGAGGACGGTTACAACGCCCTCAAGGCCCGCGTGATCGAGGTGACGGGGCCGTTCGCGGAGTACAGCGATAATTTGGACCAATATAACAGGGCGCGCTATGTCCCGCGAGATGCCTTCCGCGCCCTCGCCCAGCTTTACCACGACGTGGGAGGGAAGGATGCCACCGGTTGATTTAATCCAAGCTGCCGTTGCCAACATAGTTCGCCTTCCGGCACACCATCCAGCGTGGGAATTGTCCTACAAGATACTGCGAGACTTCATGGCCGAAGTCGAGAAAGAGCGCGCTCAACACGGACGCCGCCCATGACTACGACAACCGAAGACCTGATCGCCAAGACCAGACTGCAAGCCAAATGGTGGCGATCTGCCGACCATGCGGAAGGCAAGTGCTCGTACACCAACAGCGACCTGTTCGACATGCTCGCGGATGCCCTGGAAGCCCTCTCCTCCCGGCCCGTGTTGGACGATCCCGAGCTTGACGCCACAGATGCAGCGCACCCGGCGTGGTGGCGCGGCCACGACCATACGTCGCAGGTGTTCTGCCAACTTGTGACCGACATTCTCGACGGCAAAGACACAGGGTGGGGCTTCAATTACGAGCCTTGGCACACGCTTCGAAGGCGGCTGCTAACCCCTCGCACCTTCACAGAGGGGAGTGAACAAAGATCGGCGGTGGAGATCGTGCGCGCCTTTAACAAGTGGAGTCCGAGTTCAGCCTCCGCTGCTGAGGAAGAGCCTGCACCCCCAGTATCGGATAACATCTGGAACCATCTGAACGGCAACCCACCCCCAGCATCGGAGAAAGCGGGGGAGGCGGAAGAGATGGCTTCAGGGCCTATTGAGCCCGCAGGCAAGGGGGAGCCTGTGCCACCAATCCCCCACCCCTCCATTGCCGTAGCCGATCGCGCGATAGAGCGGGCTATGAAGGCAGAGGCTGAACTTGCTCGCCTGCGCGACCCCCACCCCTCTACCGATGCAGACTTCGGGACGATCCGTACGCACATTGACACCTGCGACGACATGCAGGCGGACAGCGGCGCGCTCATTCGCGCCCTCTCCCGCCTCCAGGCTCGGTTCGGGCAACTGGAGGGGGAATTAGCCGACGAGCGCATGGAACACGGTCTGCTCAAGGAATTGCTGAGCCGCCCGCAGATCGATGAGTTCTGGGAAGGGATCGTCACCGAAGCGGCTCACCAGCGCCAGCGTTGGGGAGACGCGCACGACCGGGACAAGTCGGCCGAGAACTGGTTCTGGCTTGTCGGCTATCTCGCCGGGAAGGCGCTGCGTGCAGCCATCGCGGGCGACGAAGCCAAGGCGCGTCACCACACGATCAGCGCCAGCGCGGCCCTGTTCCAGTGGTGGAAGGCCATCCCCGCATCGCCCAACGGCATCGGAGTCGACGCAGACCTTGACCCAGACCTCACCCGCAACGCTCTCGCGGAGGACGGAAAGTGAGCTCACGACGGCTTACCGCGCCATGCTCTCCGCCATCCCAGCTCGGGGGGAGTAGATGAGCAAGATCGTGAACGCTCTGGACGAAGCCGCTGCCGTCGCTCGTCAAGCGGCGCGGGTGGCGTTCCTGATCCAAGAGGCGCGCGAGGAAGGGATATCGGCCACCCGCACCGCTTACCGGATACTGGGCGCTTTGGGTTTGACGAACTACTCAGAGCGTCCCCTCTCCGATGGCGCTCTTGGGCGTCAAGACGTGGCTGAAGGGCCGGACAGCGAGCCTGCGAGCGGCGGGATGAACCCACTCCCAACCCTTCCCCTCATAAGCGAGGGCGGGAAGTGAGAGAGCCCGTCACCACAGCGGCCGAACTGCTGACGCTCGATCCCGATGAGGTCCAAGAGGGCTACCGCGATGGATTCGCAGGCGAGCCAGAGCCGGGGGACAACCGCTCGAAAGCCTACTGGCACGGGTGGCGGAACGCTTGGATTGACCGCAACAACATCACGGACCCATCAGGCCCACTGCTGATCAAGGACATGCGGAAGCACGGCATCTGGCCGTTCGGAGACATCCGACGGCCAATCCCCTCTCAGGCAGCGCGGCGAAATGAGTAGCAGGGAACCGGGCTAGGTCTTAGCTGCCGCCTCCAGCGCATCGTCGGCGGCCTTCCAACTCGCCAGGCGGGCTGCATCCATCGAAGCGATCTGGGCATTCAGCGCAACCAGTTCCTCGGGCTTTGCAGATGCAGCCGCCTGGATAGCCTGGAACTCTTTCATGATAGCGGGATAGGCTTCGAAAGCCGCTTGGGCCATCTGGGCGAGCTGCAATAACAGGACGGGGTTCATTGGCTCCTCGCGGCGTTCGTGGCGGCTGTGCAGGTAGCGACGTTGTCCAGTGCCGCACTGACCGACGCAGAGGCTCCAGCGATGTCCCCAGAGGCCTGGAGAGCCTTTGCAGCGCTGGTGGCGTTGTTGGCCCCATCGACGCAGGCCTTGACCCTCAGGGCGGCTTGACCGTGCAGGGCCGGCGCGGCGACGATCGCCATGTGATTCACACCGTCAGTCGCAGCCTCAGCCACCAGCACGCCCTTGGCCACGTTCAGTTGGATCGTGGGTGAGAGACAGCCAGAGAGGGGGAAGAGGGCGAGGAGGAAGAGGGCCTTCATGCTTGGTGTTCTCCCGTGAGCATCTGCTGGGCGAGGCGCTGGGCTCGGGCGCCCACCTGCTTGGCCCACAGAGAGTGAAGCATCCCGTCATGCACCGCCTGCCACTTGCCGGCCTGGATCGCGGCCAGCGTGTTCCGAAACTGGCACAGGCTCGTCACGCCGAGATTGAAAGCCATGTTCACCAGCACGTCCTGCCGGACATCGTCCAGCGTGCGCCACCAGGGCAGATGGGCGTCGAGGCCGGCTTCGGTGTGGGCAATGTCTGCGGTGAGCTGCGCGTCCGCCTGGGCTTGGCTCCAGACGGTTCCGGGGTGGACGTAGGCGTGGCCGTAGCCAATGGTCCATACGCCCACCGTGTCCTGGTAGGCCGTGAGGCGGCAACCTTCGGCGCGCTTGAGATCGGCGATGAGGTTTGGCGTGGTCAAACCGACACCCTCTCGCGCGTCAGGTATGAGCAAGCGAATATCAGGATGCTCGCCAACGCAACCTGCACCTCACCGGGCATCTCCTGATGCAGGAAGGTCCGACACACCCAGCCGATCACGACGGAGATCGACACCGCCGACACACCGCCCATGCCAACAGCGATGGTCTTGCGAGTCGGCTCGGAAGTCGGCTGGTTGACTAGATCGCCCATAGCGTCACCTTATCACCTTATTTCGAAGCGCAAAGCGGGCGACTTGATCCGCGTCATCAGCATCCCGCAATTGTAGGACTCGCTCACCGATAGCCTCGTCTCGCCCGGGGCCGCATCGGCCGGGATCAGGATGGCGATCCCGAGGTCGAACGGGCGACGGGCATCGCGGTAGATCGTGTGCGGCAACACCAGAACCCGGTTGTCGGAATAGACCAGCGTCGCGATGCCGCCCGAGAAACAGTCCTCCCGAACATCTCCCTGGACCAGCGCCGTAGCCCGGAACTCCTGCCCCCTGATCCCGACAGGATATGACGATGTCCAGTCGGAGATTTTCTCGCTCCCGGCTACAAACAGTACTGCATAACCCCAAGAAATTAAGGCTATGGTTGCAAGAAAGACCAGCATCCATGGACCGTGCTTTCGCATCTCAGACGTGAAAGACGATCTTGAGGGCCAGGCCGACAACCCCGACTGCTCCCAATCCCACAACTCCGGCCGTCGCCCAGACCATCTTGGCGATCGGAGAAAATTCCGTCTTCGTCACATAGACCTTGGCGATTTCCTGATCCCGCAGGGCAAGCTTGGCGTCGGTGGCGTGAGTGATGGCGCGCAGATCGTCACGGACGCCCTTGACCTCGTCGGACGTCGTCTTGGTGCGCTCGTCCAGCCGGATAAGCAGTTCCCTGGAATCCATGCCTTCCGTCATCGATACAACCTGCCCCCCGGCGGTCATTTGTCCTGTTCCCTGCTGTTGGTTTCGATCCAGCTGAGTGCGGCCTGATTGGCGGCGCGGCTTGCCAGAGTGTCTCCCTTTGCGGCGAGGGCTCGATCAAGGATGCGTCCCGCCTGCTCGGGATCGGCCATGATCGCCCTGGCAACACGGTGCTGCGACATATCGATCCCCACTTCCCGGAACAGGTTCAGGAAGCGGTCGAGTTGAAGCCTGAGGCCCCCATGTCCAGCCGCGGCAGTCCCGGCCCGTTCCCCGGCGATCTCCAGGTCGTTGCTGAGGTTCGATTGCGTGGTCGAGCCCATGTGCGGTCGCTTGCCGGACGCCTGGAACGCCTCAAGGCCCTGGGCCAGACGGGCCGCGGCTTGGGGAGATGCGGCCCCAACGCCTGCCATCAGGTTCGCGCGCTGCTCCGGATTGCCGGCGAGATTGGCAGCTAGGGTGGAGGCCCCGAAGGTGTTGGGGCCTTCGCGAAGGTCTCGCAGTCCCTGCGCCGATTGCTGGCCGAGATAAGCGCGCGTCAGGTCGTTGCCGGATTGGCCGAGCATGCCGACCGTCTGGCGCGTCTCATCCGCGAGACCGGGCGGCGGACGCTGTGGATAGAGCGCGCCAGTCTGGCTGTTCAGGGCCGGTTGCCCCTCTGCACTAAGGGGCCTGGCAATCCGCCCGACCTGTCCGCCTGTCAGCCGGTCATTGACCGTTTCGGAGAAGTTGCGATGGATGTCATCCGCCGCGGCGCGAAGACTTCCAGGTGGCGTCGTCAGTTCTGTGATCTGTTGCAGATAGGGCGCGATGACGCCCGTCTGCCGACGCCCAGTGGCGCCCACGGAACCCGGAGGAAGCTGAGTGTTCTCTTCAGCCTGTCCGACGATCCCCGCTAGGCGTCCCGCTGTCAGGGGACCAGGCGTGGTCAACTCGTTCCGCAGCGCCCTTAGCGGAGCCGTCACGGACGGAGCTCCATTGGCAATCGTCTGGTCCATGTCCTGGATGATCTGGGCGAGTCGTTGGGGGGGCACGGGGCGGTTCTCGTCCGCCCGGTAGAGCGGGCCACTGGCGGCGGTCCTGGCCTGTTCCGCCTGGCGGATCACGCCTTGCGCGGCATCCTGGGCGCCCAGCGAAACGTCAGTCGGCGGACGCTCCGGTCCCAGGTCGTTCAATACCTGCGCCATGACCGCCCGGGCGCGCTGGGGCCGCTCGGCCATCATCGGACGGATATGCTCCACCCCAGCGGGCCGACGCTCCACAGCGCCTTGCAGGCCGCCCAGCTGGCTCACCCCGTTGGTGGCGTAGTCGGTCTGTTCGGCCAGCGTCGTCGGAAAGCCGATGTCGCGGTTCTCGCGCAAGCCTTGGACGATGCGGGGAACTGGCGTGTTCTCCGGGATGCGCCGGCCGATCAGGCGCGAAGTGGGCGTGCTGTGCGGCGAGAGCGGCCCCAGCACCGCGCCGGAACCTGCGCCCCCCACCAGGCCCGCCACGTTGCGAACCGCGTCCGTATCATCCGGGGATAGTCCCGCCCGCTGAGCAACCCCGCCCGCGATGTCCGATGCGCCCTGCGATGCGAGGCCCGACGCGGCCCCGACGCCGATTCGCTGCAGGGTCGGAACTATGCCCCCTTCAACACCGCCCGTCAGCGCTCCGGTCGCCGTCTGAATCCCGGCATCCGCATAGCGGCCGATGGGGGTTTGAGGATGATATAGCGGCTGGCCGGTGGCGTTCTCGATCCCGGTGTTGATCTGGCCGGAGGTGGGAGCACGCCCCACCATCGATTGGTTCAGGATGCCCCGGGCGAGGATGTTGGCGTCATGCCGGGAGACGCCAAACTTCTGCATCGCCCAATCCGCGGCGCTCTTGACCATCTCCCGCGTGTCGCCGACCTGGCCCGCGAAACTGGTCACGCCGCGCAGCATGCTCGGCAACAGGGTATTGAGCACATCCTGGCCCGCGCTGGGTACCGGGGCCGCCGCCGGGATGTCGTGGAACAGATTGGGCGCCGGTCCCTGGTAGGGCGTCCCGGTCATGGCGAGGTTTGCGCCCAGCCGCTGGCCTGTCGTGACTTGGCCTACCGGCTTAGCGGGAGCGATATCAGCGAAGAGGTCCACCGGCATGTCAGAGCCCCGAGGGATCGACGCCGAGCGCCTGAAGACGCTGAAGCACGGCTTCCCGAGGCTTGCCCGCCCTGATGGCCGCCGCAGCTTGGGCGCGAGCATCCTGCGGCGTCACGCCCGGGGGAAGGCGCGATGGACCCGCTGCTGTGTTGCTGTGCGTCGGCTGCTGGCCCGGGTTGATGCCCGGGGTCGGGCGATAAGAGCCATCCGGTTGCCGAGAGGTCGGCACTGGCGTCGGGGCCATCTGGCCGACCGGATCGAAGCGCTGGACGATACGGCTGGGATCGAAGCCATAGCTGGAAGCAATCTGGCCGTAGCGCTGATTGAGGCCCTGGGCGGTCGTCTCATACGTGGCGAACTGCCGTCCGGCGGAGTCGAGGAATTGCTGGCGCTGCTGATCGGTGAGCGAGCCCTGGCCACTGAGCAGCTGGTTGTAGAGGTTGGCGATCGTCTGATCGATCGTGCCCGAGTTGCGGACGCTGGCTTGCTCGCCCTCCCGGACGGTCGAGTTCGGATCAAGCGTCTTCATGTAGCCGAACACCAGAGCGATATCCCCGGCAGGGGTGCGCGTCTGGGCGGCTTGAAGCACCTTCTGATAGCCCTCGCGGGCCAGCCGGTAAGGGGCGATCTCCCGGTCGTACTGCTGGCGCAGCTGGCTTTCGTTGGCGACCACGTTCTGTCCGGAGGTCGGGTCCTGAGAACCGCCGCGGATCGGGCGTTCCTGATAGGGCTGGCCGGGCTGGTTGGCCGCTTGATAGCCCGCCGCAGGTTGGCTGACGACGCGAGTATCGCCCACCGGGCTTTGCACGACACTCGTGCCCGGGGGGGCGTTGATGCCTGCTTGGCTGGCATCCATCACACGCGAGCGGACAGCATCCGGAACTGCCAGTGGGATGAGGTGGCCGGTATCCTTGTCGATCGCGACCGGCACGCCATTGACGATCTGGATATCATAGGGCGTCTGTTGCGACATGCGGATCGCGATCTCATGCAGTCGTGTCGCGGCTTCGTTGTAGCGCGCCGAGCCAACCGGGGCCTGTAGGCCCTGCATGATCTGGGCTTTTTCCACAGGCGTCGCGCCGTTGCCGTAGAGGATCGGCAATTCCGTCTGCACGGCGGCCTGTGGGGAGCCCGCTGGCGGGGCTTGCTGGCCCTGGGGCTGCGGAGGCGCAGGAACCGGCGGAGCGCCGCCAGTGCCCATCTGAGGCGGCGGAGCAGGGGGCGGAGGGGGATTGTTCGGCCGCATCCCACGCGGAGCCTGATAGTTCCCCTCGTAGAACACATGATCGCCGATCCGCTGCCCATTGCCATTCGCCCACGGAGGTTGCGGGCGCCCCATTTGGGTCTGCATCGACGGGTTGAGGAAGTTGGTCGTGTTGGGGCCGACTACGGGCGGCGCGTTCTGGTTGTCAATAATGCCGTAGGCGTTAGCTAGTGCGCTATCGGGCAAGCCGTCCAGTTTGGCGCGAGTGCGCGGATTGTTCATCGCTTCGAACTGGTGTGGAGCGGTGAACACCTGGTCCAGCCCGAGGCCCGACATGCGAGCCCGATTGCGGCCTACGTCCAGGACGGCTCGCATGCCCGTCTCGCCCTGGTTGCCCGCTTCGCCGTATAGCGCTTCCGCTACCAGCCGCCGCGTCCGGGCATCCATGCCTGACGCGGGCGTCGCATCGACCGCCGGAGGGGTCGCGCCGACCTGCGCGAAACCAGCCCCGGCAGACGGAGCCGGGGGAGCGGCGAAGTTGGACGGCGCAGG